ATCGCAAACTCGGCAAATGCCTGTTCGTACTGTTCGCGGCTTACTCCGCTGATTACTGTTTTCTTGGTTCTTTTTGTTGCCATAATTAATCGGTTTTTAAATGTTGGTTAAATAGCTTTCATTCAATTTTCTTTGTATGTTCTTCTGCTTCCGTATCAGGCCTGTGAGGTTCCTGACGGCCTTGTACATGAATGTACGCGGATTGGCGATAATACGGTCTCTCTTGTCAAGGGTACGGAGTAACGTGTCTACTGCCTCACTGAATATGTCTTTACGGACTTCAGGGTCGCACAGTCGCAGGCTCTTTACCATATATACCGTCAGTTCGCCCTCCATTCGGTAAAGCAGGGCGGTAAGACTTTCCCCGTTGCCGGTGCGGTAATACTCCATCACCATGTCCATGAACCTCATGCATTCCGCAAAACGTTCCTTCAGCTCCTCCATGGTAACGGGCACGTCCCTGTACGAGGGCATGGTCTGTATCGAGCGGATGCGCTCTCTTAATGTCTCCACCTTGAATGCTCCATCCTGAATGGAGATGAAAAGTCCCTTGCGCTCCAGCTTGCGCGGGTCTATCTGCCTCACGGCACAGAAGTAGAACCGTACCCATGTCAAGGTATGCCGGACTTTATCTTCATCGAACACTGATACCGCCCCGTCACGCCCCCGTAGCTTCAGCAGGATATCCCTGTTTCTTTTCAGACTGCGTATCTCCCGGTTTCCGTTCACCTTATAGCCGGGAAAACCCGGAACAGTGATCCATTCTTTTCTTTCCATATTTCAATTCTCAATTGTCAATTAGTTCGTCCTCCATTGCTGCCATGTCATATTCCATCTTCAGAGCTTCGTCGGCCTGTTGTCCGCAGAAGTTCTCCAGTTCGCGGAGTATCGTTACGCGGTCGCCGAAGTCAAACTGCTGCATGCGGTTCATAATGTCATTCTGGATTTGTTCGATTGTATGTTCCATAGCTATTCCTTGTTTGATTTACTATCCTTGTAGTCTCTCACGACAGAACTTCCGAGCAACTCACGCCTGCTGTAGTATACGTTATATCCTTTTTGATAGCGGGTAATGAGTCCTTTATTAGCCCATTGCTTGATGGTGGTCTTTGCACATCCAATCAGGCGGCACGCATCGGCCTGACCTATCAGTTCATCAGGGGCTTCCGAAATGTCTTTACGCGGTGCAGGAGCTACATCGCCCACTCTCAGACCTAACCTGCGTTCCACCCTATCCAGGCGAAGAAGCAGCTTTTTGTACTCCGAAAGGCTCAGGGTAATTGTTTCCTCCTGCTCTTCCTCTTCTTCCGGTTCGTCTTCCAGATCCGGACAGATGGAACTGATACCAATCTTTCCGGCAAGGAACTGGGCTGCATCGCGTGCGGCATAGAAAAGAGTTTCATTGCGCTCGTCTTCCGGAACGTCGCGCACATACCGATTGAATACCCATGATTCGCTGCGTTTTTCTTCTAAAACTTCCCTCTGTATGCGACATATCGGATCGTAATTACGTTCTTCCAGATACGCTATTGCACGATTTATTTCTGATTGCTTTCTCATATCATTCCTCCTTTCTTGCCATTGCCTCAAATTGTCGTTTCACTTCCTTCAGTTCCTCCAGCGACATTTCCGTAAGAGGCTTGCGGAACTTGCTGCGTGTACGGCAGAACTGGTTTATCTTCGCTTTGTTCATTTCAAAATCCGCTTCCGTTTCGTTCGTGTAATTCTTGTTCAGACAGGAGATATGAAACGAAAGGGAAAAAATCTGTTTCACTACTTTGCGTGCCTCACGATGGATGCGGTCAGCTTCCTCACGGTTGAACCGTGTTAGCAACAGTCCGGCTTCTTCTTTGGTCAGTCCGGCGGTGCTGTCGGTTCTTCCTTCCGTGAACTGACTGATAAAACCATGGCGGTCATCATCATCAAATCCCATTTTCCGGAACTGAGCGTGCAGTGCCTTCACCTGCTGCGGTGTGATTGGACGGTCTTTCATCATTGTTCTCATGTATTCTGATTATGAATTGTAAATTGAAAAGATTATTCTTCTCCGTAATATTGCCGGGCTTTCTCCGGCACGATATCGTAATGTCCTGCGGGACCGATAAAGCGTCCTTTTGAAAAGGCCCTGAAGCCTTCCACGTAGATCTTCAGCGAGGCATCGTACATCACTCCTTTGGCGGCACGTCCGTTGGGTAACTGGCCTTCGGCGTGGCTGATGAAGATGAGCAGCTTCCGCTTATGTTGTTCCTTAAAGTCAATGTACTGACGGTACGTCATTCGTGTGTACTGGAAGGAATCGATAACCACGATGTCCGGGCTTTTCTGCCGGCGGAGTCGTATGCTGAGTTCATCCATATTCTCGTTGTCGATCAGCAGGAACTTCTTGTTTACTTCCATCATCCCGGTTCGGCGGATGGCATCCTGCATGGTGCGGCAGGCACCTTCCTCCATGCTGTCGTATGCCACACGGCCAAAACGGCACAAATACTTGCAGAGCTGGAGGGCAAAACTGGTCTTTCCGCTACCGGAGTTTCCCCAGATGATCCAGACTCCACGGCGTTCCGGAGTGCCAAATGCATCGTACCAGGTACCATCGAAATCCATCACGTCAAACTTCATGGAAAGAAGCTCACGGACACCTTTTGCGTTGCGGTCGAAGGTGAATTTCTTTTTCTGTGGGGGCGGTGTGGTATCCTCTTTATTCATTGCTTCCTCCTTTCCTTCTTGCTTCGATAATACGTTTCTGACGGTGGATACATCGTTTCACGCGGCGAAGGTCGTTGTCGCTTCGCTTGGCATCCTTCAGCACCTCTTCTATATCGGAACGGTCGGTCAGGTTGTTGGCCTGACAGATGGCGTAGATGTCATTCTCTTCCGTGGGAGACACATCGAAGAAACGGCGTCCGATGCGGCTGTTTATTTCCTTGTATCCTTTTTTGTTGTAGCGAAGACCGGCTTCCATACGGCGCTTGATGTAATCAGTACTGAGAAACACGATGCCGGAGTGTCCTTCCAGTCGGTTGTATATGCTGATAAAGTAGTTGAACACACTGTCAGTAAGCTTGTCGCCTTCGTCGAACACTAACAGCGGGTTACCAAGGAAAGAAATCATGCTGATGGCGTTCTCCAGCATATCGCGGAGGTTGGTTGTGTCAGTAGGTGCGCCTACCTGCTTGGCTATCTCACGCACAAAGTCCGAGCGTCGCATATCTTCCGAACAGAGGATGTAGAACACGTTTCGGTGCGTGCGGCGGTATTCAATAGCTGCAGTAGTCTTTCCGCATCCGGCATCACCCACAATCCATGTTACGTTCTTGTAAGCCTGTGCATCGCTCAGCGTAAAAGTGATTTCCTTGAAGGTCTTTCCTTCGTGAAGGTTCCATGAGTCAAAGGCAAAGCCTATCTGCGTGGCGATACGTACAAACATTTCATCGCTGATCAGTTCATACTTCCCGTTGCAGAGCTGGCTCACGGTGGCCGAGCTTACGCCCTGCAAGCTTTCTGCGGCACGGTTCAACGTAGGGTAATTGGAACGGTAGGCAATCAATGCGCTACGCACCTGTTCTTTCATTTCTGTTGTTAATCCTTTCATTGTTTTAATAGGTATTTAAGTATTGTTTAATCAAATCGTTAGAATTTTCCCAAGCTGTCAAGTTCATCGAACGTAATGTTCGATACTTTCTTTGTCCAGTCTCCTGATGAGGCAAAGGTCAGCGGTTCATCTGCCAGTACAGGCTCTTCCGGAATATCCGTTTCGGGCATCGGTACCGGAGCTTCCAGTGTGCCACGCTTCATTTCTTCGCGGTATTCGTCAAGCTGCTTTTCGCTCACGGCCACCGGACGCGGTATCCGAAGTTGGGTGTATGCTTCGCCCATGGCTTCCTCCATGAAAAGGTCTTCCTGGGCGATGTGCATGGCTGCACGTGTGCGGCGGTTGGCATCCAGTTGGGCAAACAGATAAGCGTTTTCCTCTTCGGTGCGTTCCTGAGTGGCACGATGGATCGTGACTTTCGGTGTAGCGATGGCCGCATACTTGGCTCCCGTGTCAGTCACCGCCCATAGCTCGATGCGGGTCATGTCTTCCGGATCGTAGCGGTAGAGGAACTGACGGCCTACGTTCTGCAGGTGGAAGTTCATGTCTATCAGCCCGTCGTCGCCATACACCATGTAGCTGTATTCCTGCTTGTTCATGCGGAAATTGAAACCTTCCTTGGTGTATTGCACCGGAGCCTGAGAGAACAGCATGAAGATTTCGTGTGCTTCGTAATCATCCAGCGGTTGAGCTTTCGGATTCTCGATGGCGGTGTACATTTCCAGTCGGGTCATGCCGGTGAGGCTGGTAGGATGCTGCATCGAGTTCCATTCTTCGCGGCAGTCGGCATACTGCTGTTTCAGTTCCTCCAGCGTGGGAAGAAGGTCGATGTTTGCCATTACCAGGTCGATATTCGCACGGCTGGAAAGCTTCCTGGCCGTGATGTTCTGACCTGTGAAGTTGTACAGTTTATGAAGGACCTGTTGCTGGAACCGTCCGAAAGCGGACTCGATGGATTTGGACTGGCCGTTGTGCGGCATCGTGGTTTTGTGTAGGTGGCAGAGTTTCTTGAAAAATCCCTGCGAAGCCAGCTTCTTGTGTCCTCCCTGGTTATCGGTAACTATCTCATAAGGCTTTACCTTCCATGTCTGGAGTGCCATCCGGTATGCCATGTACTGGTTATAGAAGTTTTCACCGTCACCGATGAAATATCCGAGGAACAGCTCCGTACAGGCATCCATCACTTCGTATACATCCGTTGTTCGTGCCACCCATCGCTTCTGCCTGTCATCGTACGCACGGTAGTAAAGGTTTATCTTCGTACCGTCTGAGTACCACAGCGAGTTAGGCATGGACGGCATTACCGTATCGAAGGTTGGCATATATTTGTTCTTGAATTCCCTTTCGCCATTTACCGCGGCATACCACCACACCATCACCGCCGGATCGTTCAAGTAACTGTGCATCGT